GTCATAAGATAGCCGCCACGCTGACAGAATGATGAAAGGTCTAGCGCGTTGAATGCCCCGCCAATGGCTCCAGTAGGCCCATACCAAGCCTTGAGGGTGCCAGTCTGCGTCAGCCATACCCGGTTGTGCGATAGCGTGATCCCTATGCAAGTGCGGGTATCAACGCCAGTGACATTGTACGGAACGCCATCGGTATCTTTGTACCAGTTCGTTCCGTCATACACGTGCATGTAATCAGCGCCATTGACCGCCTGGATATAACTGCCTCCGGTGGTCGTATTGTTGACATACTGCCATCTGGCATTGGTCAGTGCGGTTACATTCGATGTTGCAGCGCCACCAGCCGTAATGTTGTAAATCACGGTTCCAGCAGCAGCGAACAGTTTGTTCGTCGTGCTGCCAGAATACTGCATGATTGTTTCAGTCCAGCCGGTTATCCCCGTTGCAAATCGGCTATATCCTTCGCGCATTTCTACATAGGTAGTTGAAGGAAACCAGTTCTCCAGAATGACCGCATCTGTAATCGGCATATTGGCAACTGAATCCCGCGCATTCCAGCCGCCAGTGGGCGCAGGCAATGACGTAGCGCGGCCATCTGGCCTAACCGAAGGGATACGCTTGCGTTGGGCTAACATTATGTTATCGCTATTTTTGTTCGTTTAGTCGTTCTGCTAAGTCAGCAGGAATATATTGCGGCAATATACCCCCTTCTCTCCACAATGGATTTAATACCATTTTAGAGCGTGCTGCTGATGGATATACCGCTTCGCCTCTTTCATTTCTAGCATTTGGCTGTCCAGTTGTATTCCCATAACCACCAGAAACACGCCCTGAGTCGGTAGAGTAAAAAGGAATATCTTTAAGTTTAATGTCTGCCATAATTTTCACCTTATGATTATGTTATAATCCCCATATCCGCTGTTATGGGAATATTGCTATGACTGATGAAGTTTGGAAACCTGTACCGGGATTCAAAAACCTTTACGAAGCATCCAATCTTGGGAGAATTAGGACAATAAAAACTGGTCTTATAAAAAAACCTACGATTTCCAAAAATGATGGTCGTCCTGCTGTTCTTTTGTGGAAAGAGAACAAATACAAACTTCGCCGCGTTGGAAGAATAATTCTTCGCGCATTTAATGGCGATCCAAAAGCAGGACATGAATGCTGCCACAATGACGGAAACCCATTGAATAACCATATTGACAATCTTCGTTGGGATACTGCCTCCAACAATCAGAGAGACAGGGTTAAACACGGCACTTCGAATAGAGGAGAACAATGCGCTGCTGCTAAATTGACTGAAAAACAAGTTTTGGATATTCGTGCCGATATGAGGCCGCAAAAAGAAATAGCTGTAGATTATGGTGTGCGTGCCAGCCAAATTTCCAGAATAAAAAATAGAATTAGATGGGCGCATATTTAATTCCCATAGTTTGAATCTGGAATATTATTCCACGATATAAGCACTTCACTAATCTGCGGAGCCATCGCAAGCGTCTGTGAGCCGGCATCGTTGGCGTAGGCAATGGATTCCTCTGCCTTGTAATCTGCGAAGTAAATGTCGCCAAGCCCTTTGACCTGAAAATACTTGTGCTTCAGACCAAGCACCATCAGCCGGTCAGGGAAAACGCAGGTATCCGTATCAACCGTAAATGAGCCTTTGGCTACCCCGGCAGTCGTTGCCGCCCAATACTTGCTGATGTACTCGAAGCCCAAGTAATGCTGCGATCCCTGCCCGGGCCAAATCTGGAAGTAATCACCGAATATCCGATACCGAACCCTCGGCCCGGAACTGATATACCCGCTGGTCAGCCATTCCCATTGCTGCGCCGTTTCCGGCCCGATCATCTGCCAATGCTGCGTTTTGTCCCAATGCGTTCTGTCAATCTGCCGGTCATAGTCAGCAGGCATCGCGTACTTGGTCTTGTTGAACGTAATCGCCTGCGCCGTTCCTGAAGCAGAGCATTGCTGATCCAGCGTTACCTGCGTAGCAGAATCAATGGACACAATATTGGAGTTTTGCAGGATTCCATTGCCGGTAGCCTGATACAGCGTAGTTAGGGTAGATGTGTCTGGAATTGCGGTTACAACTGCACTACCGCTTGTAACCGTCCCTGTCGTGGTCAGATAGGCGGTCTGAAACAGGTTCAGTTTGCTGGTTGCCTGCCACTGATACTTGCGGATCAGTTCGTAGCCTACAGCGTTCAACAATGCCAGTTGCTGAATAACGTCAGAATTGGTATTCCCTACCGCCGTAGTCGGTACAGAAAGCCCCATTTCTCCGGTGGCTTGCTGGATAAGCTGTAGGGCCGTTGATGACATGGCAATTCCTTAAATTGGTGCGCTGCTATAGTCTGGTGCGGCTACTGGCGCTGGCACTTGTTCGGATTGCTGCATTTCTGCTTTTGTCCGTCTTTTGCGCTTTTTCGGTTCCTGTTCAGACGCAATCATACCGTTTTGCGCCGCCATTAGCGCGTTCAATTGGCGCTGCATTTCTTCGTTCTTGGCCTTCAATTCAGCCAATTCAGCCGCCTGTTGTTGTGGTGCAGCAGTTCCAGCCGCCGCCTGCAAATAAGCCTTCGCTCTCTCGCGGATAACATGGGGATTCATGCCGCCCATCATCCCAAGCGATTGAAGTTGCATATCCGAAGCGTTGGCAATCTGCTCGACGGTAAAGAACTTCACCGCCTTAAATTCCTCGGCCTGCGAAGCGGTCAGGAAAGGCCATGCTGATACTGGCGTTCCAGTTACGGCCGTATCCTGCTTGTGCGCCGCTTCATAAGCCGCCCATTGCTGTGCAAATCGTTGTTTGTGTTCTGGCCGAACCGGGGTATCAATGATGTTCAGTTGATTCCCCGGCGTGAAGATTTGGATATAGTCAACATCCTCGAAAATTGGCCTTCCTTCGATATTGCTTTTGAAAGGCTGCTGAACAGGCAATCTATGGAACTTGACCAACAGAGCAGCATCTGGATTATGCGCCCCTTGAAACTGCGTATTTGCGTCGTCTGAAGCAAGCATTGATAGGCTCCTGTAAGGATTATGGTTTTACTGCAACAACCCGCATATCCCTATTTGGAAAGTGATAGCGCGGTTTTTCAAGCGTAACATGGTCAAACCCTGCTTTTACAAGCTCTTGCCTTAGCGTCACAAAAAAGTATCCCCATTTGTGGCACATCCCAACAGACCTGTATTTAGGATCGCCCCACAAAGGCAAAACTGAAAAAGTAGCTGACAATGGCAATTTTTGATCCATTGCGTCAGCAATGTATTTGAAAACCTTTTCCATTGATGGCAATTCAAGGATCAATTTGCCCCCTGGTTTTAGAACCCGCTTCCATTCAGTAAGAACATCAACAACTTCCCACTTGTAGAAATGCTCGATTACATGGATTGCAGCGATCACATCGGCATAATCATTATCAAGCGGAAGTTTTGTAATGTTTGCATTCAGGTCAATCTTCCCTGCTTTTGTCCAGCCTGAGTCATGCTCGTCAATATTTATCCATCCGTCCCAGTAGCAATCCCCGCTTCCAAGGTTGAGCAGGACTGAGCCTTCTGGATAGATGTCCTCCACGCATCGGCCTGTGTTTTTGGCGAATACCACTCCCGAACCCAAGCCTGCGCCATCCTCGTTCGTGCGTTCGCTTCTTGCGGGTTGTGCTTGGCCCATTCAATTCCCTTTTTTATGTTCCCAATCCAAATCCCCGGAAAGTCATTTATTGCCGGATGCGGTTCTGCAACCACAAAACATCCCTGCCGGATTGCCTCTATTGTCCTGTTGGCACTTTTGTAAGGAGCAGTCTCAGGCATTACAACAATGTCTGACTTGGCAAAACTATCGAGCATGTTTTCCTTGCTCCAAGAAATAGCACCTTCAATATTGGAAACGATACGCAATGGATAACCCGCGATAAGGTTGCCAATGCGTTCAAGTCCACCAATATTCATTCCCTGTCCAAACCACAGTAAATTGTCTCCAGCGCAATGCGGCACTACTTCGGGATATTCATACGGGTCTGGTATTACCTCGGCAATTACCCCAAACTGCAATCTGATCTGTTCTGCAAACCATTTTGTAGGGCAAGTCACTACATTGGCAGATTCCAAAATCAGACTGTAAAAGTGCAAGTGAAAATGCATGTCGCAAAAATCAGCAATGACTTTCCGGCCATGCTTTCTTGCGTTCAAAACCCATTTAACATCCTGGTCAAGTGGCTTGGCAAAAATCAGTACATCAGCCTTTGGATTGTTGATTTCAGCGCCCAATTCTCTTGCTGGAATCGAACACCGATACCTATACGATGCCATGCTTTCATTTCCGTAATGACAGAATGAAACGATCAAGAATAGCCCCTGATTTTTCGTTGTTTGATTATTTCCGCTATCAGCCCATCACCTTTTGCTTCAATGGTGATGTTTGGCAACGCTTCATATAGCGTCTGAAACTCCGCTGCCTGTTGCGCCAAAGCGCCGTTGCACCAGAATCGCTTGCCACCAACAATTACATCCATTTTCATTGCTGACCCAACACGCTCTCCAGTGAAACGCTTTGTATCGTGGTCTGGAGCCAAGCAGGAATCAAATCCATAGAGAATAAATTTCCTGAATCCCATCAAGAATCCAAGCATGACTGCTCGCAGTCCTGATGTTGACCCACCGGCTACACCGAATCTTCCTTTCCACGGTTCACACTCAGGAAGCATGTTCAAATCTTCCCATGTGATTTCTTTGCTTCCGTCCGGTTGCGGAGTATTTGGAACTGACGCGGCAGAATGCCAAACAACAATTTCCTTGCCCTTCAACTGGTCGTAAAGATCAGGAGGGCATCGGGAAGCTAGCAGATATGTCGTTCTGTCGCTTGTGTACTTTAGCGGCCTGTCTCTAGGCTCGCAAGTGACAAACATATCCGGTTCAATCTTGTTTTCAATCAGCCAATCATGCGCCCCTTTAATGGCACAAATCGGCCTTCCTAAATCACGTTCAGCTTGTATTTCACTTGCAAAATTCACAACAGAAGGCCCGCTACCGACAATAACAAAATGCCCATCGTTAATGACGATAGCGGGGGGAAACTCTGGCAATCCGCGAGCCAAGGCAGAATAAACATTGTCCACCGTTGGCTGGTTTTGACCAGCCTCAATAATCTTGAGGCTACGGACTGTCAGAGTACGCATTACGCGCCGCCGCCGTACCTTGCGATATGCGGATACTGTGCGGCAGCAGTCACCGCAGTTGCATTGCTGATCGTCGTGGCCGCAACCATTCCTGGGATATACCCAGCAGTCACAGTCGCATCGTCCAGCACGCCACCAGTGGCAGTAGTGAACAGCGGCACAGCAGGGGCGCAGTTAGCAGCAAGGTTGACCAACACCTTACCGCCAAGTTGTACCCATGCATAGTTACTGGTCGCAACCGATACCTGAGCAAAGCCAATGCGCGAGGAAGTTGCCGCATTTGTCGTGGTCAGCAGGGTTGCGATTCCGGTTTTGGAAATCGAAACCGCGCCATAAGTCGAAAGCGCCGAAGTGGACGCCTTGACATACATCGCTTGCCCGCCATCATTCAAGTTGACAATCGTCCCAACAGGGAAAACCGCCGTAGTGTCTTGCGAGGCCAGGTTCACACCAATCAAAGATGAAGTTGAAGTTGCCATGATAATTATCTCCGGTTAAGCGACAAGAACGCCGCTAAATTGCGGGCCGCTGGAAGTGATGTTTCCAGCCCATCCAATCAGTTTGACGATTGCATCCTGATTGACAGACTGCCGTTCACCACCGATAGGAACGAAGTTCCGGTCACGATGAGGACGGAAAAAAATGTAGTCCGTGTTGAGGGCGTACATGTGCGAAGTCGGCTCACCACCGGCAGTACCGGAAGTATCGACTGCGCCATTAACGCCACCACCAAACACCACATCAGCCGCCATGCCGCCGCCGTAGAACTTCAACGCCGGGAAACCAGCGCCAGCGGTAGTTCCACCATCCGTTGATACCCGTTGAATGGCCTGCATGCTGTTGACATAAAACCCGTAGTAATTGGCAGAACCAATCCACAGATCAGGCATGTTGCTTCCGCGAACGCAGCGCAGCCCAAGCGTCGTCATGTAAGCCTGGATGTTCGCAGCACTTACAGCCGCGCCACCATCGGTTGCACCACGATAGAACTGATTGCGCCAGAACGTCCATGACGAGCGCGAAATGCCGCCATAGGTTCCAGAGGTCGGCGTATCAGCAACAGCCGATGCAAGCCCAGTCAGATTCTTGCCGCCATTGCCGGTTCCGTCTTGATATGAGTCATAATCAATCCGGTTTTGCAATTGCGCTTCAGCAACCTTGATACGGCCTTCCATCAGATCAATGATCTGTTCTTTGGAAGCGTTTTGCAACATTTCCAGACCAGACATTGTGATTGCCGATGCGTACTGAGTGATGCTGAATTGAGCAGCACTGATGGGGCTATTCACGCCGATATTCAGCGTTTCATAGCCACTGTACGAATTGGCATTGATCGAGGTCGAATCAATGTACATGATTTCTTCCAAGATCACATTACCGCCGCCAAAGGGTCTAACATTTCCTTTGGCTTTCAGTTTGCGCAAAAGCGCATTGTTGTTTGACACGTTGTCGGCAAGTGCGCCAGAACGATTTTGAATCGTGGTGGCGATTATGTCGGTGATTGAACTATTGGCATAAGCCATGATTGGTTTCCTCTAAATCGAATTAAACCCTGCTGTCGTAAGTGTCAAATGCTTCACTTAGCGACTCTCGCAGACCTTTTGAGCCATTCACCTGCGTTATTGCCCCGCTAGGAGTAGAGGACTTCACGCTTACAGCTTTGGCTCTCGCGCTTCCGACAGATGCCTGCGCCTTGGCCTTCAACGATGCTTCTGTTTTCTCGCGTTCCTGTTGCTGGATCGCATCAAAAATAGCGGCATGTTTAGGTAGTCGCAGCGCAGCTTCATAGGCGCTTTTATAGTCTTGGGCTAACTCGGCTTGGAGTAATCCGGCCATTGTTGCTTTGACTTCCTCGAAATGAGGGTACTTCTCTGGTGCTTCAGCGACGAATCGCTGATATTCATTGGTTACTTCTTTTTCGGTCAGTTTCTGCTCAACAATCTTCGCAATGTCCACTGGTTGTGGTTGCTGATACTGTTGAGGCTGATATTGCGGCTGTTGCCCTGATAGCACTTGGAAAAGCGCCTGCGGGTCAATGCCATAGTCCTGTATGAGCTTGACGCCCATTTGGACTTTTTCTTGTGGCGATCCCATAGCGAGGCGCTGATGGGCATAGCCTAGATTCTGGATAAATTTGTCTGGAGCGATGCCATTTCGCTGCAAATCAGGCATGAACGGAGCGATTGCTTCATTCAGTTGCCGCGCATTCTCTGCTTCTGATTTGTAGGTCGAAACGCCATTGGCGTATTCGCGCTCGCGCTGGAGAATGTAATTCTTTACTTCAGGGTCGAACTTGTCCCAATGAGGGTCAAAATCCTTCTTCCAACTTGACGGCCTTGGGACGCTTGGCGCAACGGCTATTTCAGGCGTTTCTGCTGCTTTTGGCGCATTGGGGTCAGGAATGGATGCATTAACGACACCTTGCTTGGCAAAACGTCCGGCCTCGTCTCTTGCTCGTTGTTCCTCTTGGCTATCAACCTTGAGGGTTTCAACTACAGTTGGTGCTTCTGTAGTCGTTGTTACTGAGTCAAAAGATGATTCGAGCGTATCCCGCAAGGTATCTTGCGATGCATCATTGTCCATTTATTTCCCCGTTATTAGGCGCTAGTGATTGCCAGCCATTGCGTTGTGCTTTGCTTGATATACAACGTCGCTTTGTAAGTCAGTTGCGAGAAAGCAGACCCGGCTGATCCAAGGCCCGTTCCAGCAACAGAAATGGCAACCGTCGATGCATCACCATAGACTTTGAGCGTCGAAGCAGAGTTATTGAACAGCCAAACGCTGTCACCAACCCCGCCAACCAGCGTGACTCCAGTAGTTCCATCAGCGCCAGTAACAATTGTTATTCCAGCCGTTACTGGCGCACCTGTAGCCAACGAAGTGCCGAGAGCCGCAAGTGACCCACCCTGGCCGCCAATACCGCTAGCTTGAGCGCCAGGAAATCCCAATCCCATCAATTCTTTTGCGAGTGCCATATCATATTCTCCTGAGTTTTTCGTTAGCCACCCTGATAATAGTCTCTTTTAGACCAGCGGGCGAATTAAGTGGTTTGGGTTTGACATTGCGGATACTACTGTCATTCCCGATTTCAACGCATCCGTGCTGCCGTAGATGCTCTCTATGAACAGACCGCGAAGTAATCAGCGATCCATCAATCATGCTCCGGTAAGGTTGAATATCCAGCATAACCATTGCGCTATCGCTTTGATTTTGTTCGCGTTTGTCGCATGTTACAACTCCGCGCTCAATGGCATAGATCAATTCGCCTTGCGGGTTGTAGATATATCGACTTCTCATGCCGAAAGATTCCCTATCCATTGGGTAGCTGTTACATAAAAAAATGTGCATGCAGTATTCACAGCGATCAAAACACCTTGATTTACGGAAAGATTATTGATTCTTGCGCTTGTATTCGGATATACCGTCAAAGGATTTGCGCCGCCGTTATACACCGTTTGTTGTGGCCCTGCCGTTAATACGCATCCAGTTCCGGCAGCAACCGTTGTAAATTGATTGATTGATGCAGTCATTGAATATGCAGTTGCTTGATTTGTTCCAGTTGCAGTCAATGCAGCTGCTATTCCTGATGCAGCAATTCGCTTCACTGTGTTGCTGATTAATACATATAAATCACCAGTTACTGAATCAATCACAATCGGCGTTGATGGAGTTGGTGTTGTTCTGCCGGAAAAGGCATTAACAGGAGGAATGCCCGCATTTGCCCTTACGTCAGCCATTATTGCGGTCTTTCGCTAGGTTCTGGCGCATTCTCAGCCTTGATCTGCGCCACAGTAACCTGAGTCTGCGCATTCAGTTCAGCCTTCCACCGCTCGAATGTCTGCATGAATGTCGCCTCCTGCTGCACCATTTTTGCCTCCATCTGCATTTCCATTTGCCGCATGGATGCATCGGTTTGTAGTTTTTGCTGTGCGATGGCTTGGTCAGCCTGCATTTTCGCTGCTGCTAGTTGCTGCTCACCTTGTAATCTTGCCTGCTGGTTCTGTTGTTCAGCTTTCACGCGCTCCATTTCAGGATCAGGCTTTGGCTGCTGCGGTTGCGCTGCGGCTTCCTTGGCCTTCTGGATCACAGCATCAAACTCGCCTTCCAACGTCTTGCCAACCTTGAAGGCACCAACAGAAAATTTCCACAGTGCCGCAATCAACGGAAGGATTTGCGGAGTAGCCTGCGCCATCGGTAGCGCCTTCTCCATGAAGGCTCCTTGTGCCGCAATAAACTCAATCCGTCTTGCCTTTTCCTCGTCCTCATTCATCTGAATCATGGTGTCGGAATTGACCTCAATCCTGAAGTCGCGCATTGGATTCTTGGCTGCACGCGCATCAGGGTTTTGCATGCGTTCCGGCCCAATCAGCAATTCCATTGCTGGAAGAATGTATTGCTGATCGGCCTCAGATAGTTGCTTTGCCCCGGAAATCTGGATAATGGTTTCAGGCGCAAACTGGTTGCAGATGATTTGCGCCTTGATTTGCAGTATCTCGCTGGCATAGCGGCCAATCTCATGCTGCAATGCTTTCAGGCGTAGACTTGCATATTGCCCTTTGATCCGCTGCGCCGTGGCTGTTTCGTTCGCTTCGGACTGCCCGCGAACAATGTCAGAAATGCCTGTCAGGTCGTAAATCTGATTGAGAATCTGCGCCATTGCCTCATATGCGGCTTTCAATGCCTCATATATCGGCTTCAGATCGACCAGATCAATCGCACCGGCCAATCCGTTCTTTTCTGCAAACGCGGCCCAATTCTTGACGGGAATCAGGTTTGTGTTTTGTGCTTCGGTGAAAATCCTTGCCAATTCAGGGATGGCAGCATCATAGACCCCCTTGACCTGAAGCGCATCGACCAGCCCGCTAATGCGATCTGCCAACGTATCCAGCAATCGAGCCTGATCCTGATACATCGTGAAATCAGGAATTGGCACAAGAGAGTCATTTGTCAGCGTTGCATACAGCGGCTTCGGGCAAGGCCAAAATTCCTCAAGCCCTAGCGGATCGTTTTTCTCGTCCATCGGTTCAGGTCTTGATTTGGAAATCCAGATAGCCTTTTTGGTCTGTTTGTCCCAAATCTCATAGATGCAAGCTCTAGCAGAACCTTCGTTATCTGTTCCGCTATTCTGCGACTCGGCACGCTTCAAATCTTCAGGCTTGGCGTCCAGCGGTATTTCAGACCCTACTTCCTCGCCAAACCGTTCTATCAATGCTTCGCGGGTCATATAGACCCTGCGCCATACCGAAGTGACTTCTTCCCACGTCCTTGCTACCGAATGCCCGAAGTCCTTCCAATGAACGTAATCAACTGGAGCGCATTCATAATCGAGTTCTTCGCTTGGCTCGTCAATGTCCTCAGTGACCTGCACGCCATCAGTAGGAACGTTCTGCTTTACTGCCCTGATGTGCGGTTCATAACGCACCCAGGCTGTGCCCCTGCCTCCTAGAAACCGATCATAAACATCCTGCCGGATTGATGTGTAGTAGTTGGGATAGTGTTCAGTCTCAAATTCCAATCCGCGTTCAAGAAGCAGCGATGCTACTCGGCCAACAGGATCATTGTCCCTGAACCGGCGCGATACATCAGGTTTTGGCGTCTTGGCGAAAACGGCTGGAACAAGCGTATTAACGTTGCTCCAAAGCACGTTAAATTTGGCATTGGAATCTCTGCTGCCGCGCTGCTCATCACGATACCGCTTCAGCAGCTTTACAACCCTTGCATCCCATTTCTTGAACTCGTTATTATAGGACGCAATAACTCCAGTCCACTTCTGAACAGTGGTCAGCCCTTTGTTATTTACGGCATCCGAAACAGATTGTCTTACTGTTTTTGCCAAAGCTATTCCTTCCATCCCCTGCTACCGCCTTCGCGTTGGATGCGACAAGGCGTGTAGCCAAGATCGTACAAGTCTCTCAGACTACATAACCCGCGTTGTTTGGAATCGAGTACGTATTTTTTGCCTTCAAAGCTGACAACAAGTATGGCGTGGTTCTCAACGGCTGTGCCTTCGACCATGCAGGTCGCAAGCCGTAGGTTCTCAATCGGCCATTTACGGCGGCACAGATCAAGCAGCTTGCTGATCGCATGTGAGTCACAGTCATTTCCTTCCTTTGCAGCAGGGTCTAATTCGTCCCAGTTGTCCATGAACGCAGGGTCAGCGGAATACTCGTACTCGTTGTACTTGTCGTTGACTTCATTTAAGTCTCTTATCCCGTTCATGGTTTTTGGCAGTCGGGTTTAGGATCAGTTGCAGTCGGAGGGGTGAAGCACCTAAATACATGGCCTCCGGGCGGGCCCACGTCCTTGCCGTTCACGGAGTGCAAGTCCTGACTAGGCTGCAGTGCGAACAGAACCAAGGCTATCAGTATTGCTGCCATCCTATTTTACCTTAAGCAGCAGAAGCAATATCGGTGACGTTACTGGTTTCATCGGGCTTTTCCAGTTCAGCTAACTTCGCTCCCAACGTGGCGATATTGCCCATCAGCATCACGACCTGATTCATGGCAGTGTCGCGCTGCATGGTGATGGCTTTGAATCGGCCTTCAATCTCTACGTCTGAAATGCGTTCGGTCATACTGGTTCCAATCCCATGTTAAAAATAAAGCTGGATCAGCCGGCGCTGCTGCGCTTGTATTCGTTTGCAGCGTCGGAATCATTTAACCAGCCGCAAAGAAGAACGTCACACTGATCGTATTGGCGAGTGTGGCATAGCACCCGTTTGGGAAATAGGCCGGAAAATCGTTGAACCCGGCTGATGGTGTGATCGTGCCGCTGACTGCCGTTCCACCAGATGTGGAACCGTCCCTTAGAACAATCGTTCCGCTACTGGTCGAATTGACGTGGTAGCCGATCATCGTCCCGGAAGCAATTGAAACTGCACCGCTAGAACTTAAAAGAATCGGTGTCCCGCCCTGCTGTACCTGATTTGCCATTTCATTTACCTTTCAATTGCTGCGGTTTCAGATGCGCAGCTATCATCGGCCCGCGCTTGATGCCTTCGGACGCCATTTTCATTGCTTTGATAGGAGGAATGCCGACTTTTGCGGCAAATGAGGGATTGTGTGCCGCTGCTTGGAAAAGCGAGTGCTGCTTTTGTGTCCAGGGCATTAAATCCTCGCTCTTTTCTGAATGCCCTCTTTCCACATATCTTCCAAAGAAGGCAGTCTAAACACGTTTCCACCGACAAATTCAGCAGAATTAACGTCCATATTACGCTTTTTTGCAGGTTTGGCAATAATGTGTTCTTGCATGACTTGCGCCCCATACGACCATCCATCGCCGGGATGGCTTGCCCAATCATGCTTCGGCTCCCTCGAAAACTGCCTTGTTTCCTGATTCCACTCAAACGACCATGCCCGCAACCCCTTCAACCCGGCAGCGCAGGCAGTTTTGTTGAACCAGCATTGCGGCATGACCTTCCGTGCCGCGTTGATCCTGTCGCCCTTGCTTGTATTTGGCACAATGCGCATGGTTTCCCCGCCAAAGGCATCCAGAAACACCTCAATCGCTGAATGCTTTGCTGCGAAGGTCTTGGCTTTGGCGTCGTGCGGCAACCAAATCTTGTCCAGCCGACGACCCCCTATTTTGTCCTTCAGCCGGATCGTCCATTCCTCTGCATCCAGCCCGGAATCCTCGTCGTAGTCAATCAAGGAAAATCCATCGGCCCTCGGTTGCCAAAACCACCATGTCGAAGTGTCCCGCCTGCCAATGTCCGACGAAATGACGATCCCGGCCCCGTTCGGGTCATACTCCAGATCATCCCGAACCCGGCCCTCTTTTTCAGCCTGCTCCACCCACCGGCCAAGAATCGCCCCCACGTTCGCCGCGCTGAAGTCGCACAGAAACTCTTGCCTGAACAGTTCTTCCGGCATCGTTTTCTGTTCTTCCTCCAGCACCTCCAGCGGAATCACTCCGGTATCGGTCACACTCAGCCGCGATGTATGCCACAGGTCGCTTGTCCTGGCGAACTCATACAGGTCAAAAAAATGGTTGTACCCCCGTGGGGTAGAGATCATCAGTTCAGACCCGTTATTCTCAGCAATAATCGGTCGAAGATACTCTCGCGCCTGCGGTGCCATCAGCGCGTACTCACTGTACGTCACATGCACCGGGTTACTGCCAACCAAACTGTTGAAGTTATCAGCCCCAACCGGCTGCCAGATCGAGCCATTTATCAACTCAATCTTCATTTCATGCTCGTGCTTTTTCCGAACTATCGCAGGAGGGAACGAAATATCAATGAGCTTCTGCCCATCCTTCGTGATGGCGTCCCAAATCACCCTCCGCGCCTGTGCGTACTCAGGCAGCGCATGCCAGTAAAGCCCTACCCGCTTGCAGGCCAGTTCACTCTCAATGAACGTAGCTGTCCTGTCTTTACCAGCACGGACTTCGACGATGCCACACACAGACTGCGCGTTTGCCACCGTTCCGAAACCAGCTTATTACTTCTTGCTGGTAAGGCCGGGCAGCAAACTTTATGCGCACCTCTGTGGGCATCGTCGTTATTCCTTTTCGTTAAATCGTTGTGCCAGTGTTTTCATTCGCTTTGGTGAATAATCGTAATCTGCGTGTCCACCTTCACCTTCGCCCCATCATCATACAGCCCCTCGGCCTTCGCCAGCGCATCCCGCGCCTTATGCACGTCCCCATGCGTCACCCCCTCATCTGGAATCTGCCCCGCCGTGTCCCACCACCCATCCAGCAACGCCTCCTTCCTCCACTCTCCCCTCGCCATCATCGCCGCGCTATACAACCCGTTCCTGTCATTGTCCTTCCGTATCCACGCCCACAACACCCCCCA